ATTTTGTCAACTTCTCCATCATAAACGATTGTATGTTTGTACATGATTTTCCCCTCACCATTCTCTTTATTATCTATTGTCTTATTTAAAATACCTTCTGCTATTAATTTAGCAACTATGTCTTTATGTCTGATATAATAGTCTGTATCTGCTTTACTATCTACGAAGCACACTTCTATTAATATTGCTGGTGCTTTTGTATGACTAAGCCAGTAAAGACCTCTTGCGTCCGATTTTGCACCTCTATTTTTAAATATTGTTGATAGTTTTTTGTTAACTCTTTCAGCATATACCTTACCATTGTTAGTTTTGTATATTGTCTCTGTACCCATAGGATTTAGAGTTGTTTTATTTGCGTTGAAATGGATTTGTACTGCTAAGTCTACATTTTGCCTATTGGCAATTTCACATTGTTCTGCTAAATAGTTATTAGATTTATCTACTTTTCCAGTATACACAATAGCTCCACCTTGTTTCAACCATTTTACAATTAAATCAGTTAAAATTCTGTTTTCTTTTCCTTCATCTATATAACCAACTGCCCCTGTTCCTTTTCCTGTTAGTGTATGTCCTGGTACTACTACTACTTTCATTATTTATTTTCCTCCTTCAACTGTTTATAAACTTGATTTGCTCCTATTGCAACTCCCCAACATAAAATACCTTGTAAAATTGATGAAGGGTTAAATCCTAGCATCCATATTGAAAATCCAATTCCCAACACAAGTAATATAATTGGAATGTATTTATTATCTAATTGCTTATATTTTTTACAACCTTTGCCTATAATAGAGAGAGCAGCTACTAAAATTAGCAACTGCTCTGGTATAAAACTTATTAAATTATCCATCTTTTATTTTCCTCCAATTCTATTTATAATTTCATCAATTCTAAGATGTGCTTGTTTTGTACTTGCTTCTACTTTTGCAACTCGTTCACTAATATCTAAGAAACTAGTATTAAACTTCGCTACATCATGCTTTATATCTCTTACATTCTCACACAGAAAAGTTATTTGTTGTTCTAATTTTGTAGTTGTTTCTGTTTCATCTTGTATCTTTCTGTTTGAGCTATTTCTAAATGCTAAGTAGGATATTATAACCCCTGCTACTGCACATAATAGATTTATGCTGATTTCTTCCATACTACCTCCTAATTTTTACATAAAAAAAGAACTTAGAATTATCTAAGCTCTTTTTATTTAATTCTATTGGCATACAAACACCTATACTTTTTTAATATCTTTATTAATCCCAATAAGTATTCACCATACGAACATTATAGAATAAACATCAGATTTTTTTCTTCCAGGTGAACTTGTATATCCTCCTTGTATAACAACCCTCACAGAATTATTTTCATAAGTTAAGCTGAGAGTTCCATCACCATCATAAAATATTCGATAACCATTCAAATCTTTAGTATCAGTTTTAACATATTTAACACTTTTATGAACACCTGTACTCATATCTCCTGGTGTAGTATAGTGAATAAAAGTAGCATCAACATATATACAAGTACTTCTACGAGTAAATGATGATGATGGATAATACATGCGAAAATCAACTGTAAAAGTACTTGGAACACCTCTGTTATTCACTTTTGTAATATAAGGGTCTGTCAGTTTATTGTTAGCACTTTCAAGTTGAGTAGTCAGTGTACCTATAGTATTTTTAAATTCAGTTATATAACTTGATAATTCTTGATAAGTATTTTCTTTTGTTGCAGGTGAACCAATGGTAGTTGCAATTAATTCTTTTCCTTTGTTAGCCTCTTGGAAAAAATAATCTGCGTTATCAAAATAATCTTTTACCTTTTCAGATAATTCAACAAATGTATTGTTTAAACTTGCATCTATATCCTTTAATGTTAATACATTTACAATACTTCTTTTTCCGCTTTTTAAGCCATCTTTCATTTCGCTAACTTTAGTTGCTATATCCTGTAAACTAGCACCATCCTCTAATGGCATTATATTTTTGCTTATACTTACAACTTTTTCTGCTGTAGCATTGGCATTGTCTGTAACAACTATTTTAAGTGTGTGTAGAGCATTATCTTCTAATGTATAGTTAATTGTTTTCTCTGTTGTTAAGTCTGTTGTTATAGTTTCTTTTAATGTATCATCTATAAAATATTCTATCTTAGTTAATAGTGTAGGGTCTGTGTGGTCAGCCTTAAATATTGCCTGTGTGGAATTATATGAGGATATATTCAAAAATGGTAATGCTTGTAGTAATGTTATTTTAGCATAACCATCCGCTTTAGTAGTATTACCTCCAGCGGTCATAACTACATTTTCTAGCCAATATTCTGATGATGGAATATATCCTTGTGGTTTGTAACTATCTTTAGTTAGTGCGTAACCACTTCCACCACCAGCAGCACTTTGAGTTGTAACACAACCTGCACCACCAAACCATCCACCACCACCACCTATATGTTTATTATAACTACCACCTTTACCAAATAAACCATCAAAATCTGAACTATTATTAATACCACCTTGATATTGTGTGCCACCACCTGCGAAATTACCTTGATAACCAATTCCGTTATCACCATTTAAGCCACCACCATGACCAAGTTTACTAACAGAAGATTCACTAGCACCACCGCCACCACCTGCTATAAGTATACGTGAAAGCAAACCTTCTAAATCATCCCAAGAAGAATTACCACTAGAAAGTCTTATATCAGTTGAACCACCACCATCAAATGACCATTTGTAAGGAGCAAAATTAGAATATCCACCAGCACCACCGCCATTATAACCAGTTCTAGTAAAAGAAGAAGTAGATAGAACTTTTTCATAACCTGACTGACCAACACAAATACGAAAATTAGTTTTCTCTTTTAATATAATTTCACCTTTTGCATAACCACCTTTTGCACAAGTAGTAAAATCATCAGCTTTATATCTACCACCACAAGCCCCCCAACATTCTAATTTATACTTGCCGGGTTTTAATGTAGCACGTTGTTCACTTCCTGTATAATTAAATTCATAAACTGTTGCCATTTAATCCACCTCTTTCTTAATTTATAGTTTTATTGTACCTAATTTTAAAACTATAAACGTCTACAAAGTGTAGATGAAGTGTAGGCAAAATGTAAATGAATTTATATATTTTTAGAAATAAAAAAAGAACCTCTCTTAAACTGTTGGTTCTGCTGGTATTTCTTCTTTCTTTAATAAACTTGTTAGTTCTAAATATTGTTCTTCTGTAATCCTATTTACTGCATAGAATACATCCATTTTGTGTTGCAAATCCTCTTTAGTACTATAGTTCTTTTGTTCTATCATAAGTTTTAATAAATTATACATGTTAATTCCTCCTATATGTTATTATTTAATTTTATATTTTCTATTTCAAAAGCAGTGTTTACTATCTCACTATCTCTATTTTTATTTTCTTCTTTTAACATGCTTAGCTCTTTTTCTAATACTTCTAATCTCTTTTGTTCATTAGTCAAAACAATCTCTATATTTTTTAAAACTGGTTCTTTTGTAACTGGATTTATAGACTCTATATACTGTTTACTATAGTCTATACTTCCAAATTCTAAATCTATGAAATTTAATTCTGTTATTGTGTCGTGTTCTAATATATCTCCTGTTGCTTCTCCTGTTTGGAGTAATATCTTTCCGTCTTGATTATAAATTATTCTATTTCCTCTATTCATTTTATTACCTCCTTATTATTCAAATGCATACCATGTCAAAGTCTCCCCAACAATTGGACTAAAGCTTATTTCTCTTCCCTGACCATCTAATCTGGTTAAAATTAATAAAAAATTATTACTAGGTGTAGGTTTTTGTATATAAATATATCCACTTCCTCCTACTGGAAGGGATGAATTTGTATATTTTGCACCAATAGTAATATCTAAATTTGTTATAGATCGAAAATAAACTCTATCAGTTCCACTTTTCATTTGTATAGAATCAATTATTATTATACTTGGTGTGAAACTTAAATCTGTTATAATTGATTTCGTCTGAACAATTGATTCAGAGTTTAAGGTAAAATTTGAAATATCTAAATCTGTAAATGTATATCTACCTGTAGCCCATTTTTTTCTTTGACTAAGCTGATTATTCAATTCTGTTATTCTATTTTGCAAATCCTGCACACTAGCGTCTGAACTATCAAAACTTGTTTTTATTTTCTCTGATAACTCAACAAGTGTGTTATTCAAACTTGCTTCTATATTCTTTAATGCTAAAGTATTTATAATACTTGTTTTACCATTTCTAAACTCTTCTCCAATCTCTGCTAACTTAGTTGATATATCACTTAAACTAGCATCTTCTTGAAGTGGCATTATCTCTTTGCTTATACTTAAAACCTTCTCAACAGTTGCATTTTCTGCATCTGTAGCAACTATTTTTAATGTGTGTATTGCATTGTCTGTAAGTTCATAGTTGATTGTTTTCTCTAAATACAAATCTGTTGTTATTGTTTCTTTTAATACATCATCAATGAACCACTCTATTTTAGACAAGTTATTATCTATGTCTATTGCTGTAAAGATTGCAGTAGTTGAATTATAAGAAGTTATATTTAATTTTGGTTTAGTATTACCTTTTGTAAATGTAACCGTTTTTTCTAAAAACTTACCCCCTTGATAAGTACTAAGTTCTATAGTTATATTATTTGTAGAGTTAAAACTTAAAGTTGATAAATGTTCATCTGTAAGATTTAAAGTATAATTGCCATCAAGAGCATAGTTTTTTTTAGATATTACAACACCATTTAATTTTTCAGTTACATCAAATTTTACACTTGTATTACTGTCTGGAATCCTATAATTTATATTACAAGAATCACTAATAACACCTAAATCATCATTTATAATAATATTAGGGTCTGGTATAAGTTCAAGAGTAATAGCTTGTTTCATTCCACTACTACTAGTTATCATATTTCCACCAGATATAAAATAAACACGAGTTGCAGTTTTTTCATATTTGGTACTTGTAGGAACTGTTATATATTTAGAATTACTTAAATCAAACTCACCATAGTAAGTTGACTCATACATACCGCCTTCTCCATAAACATAAGGACAAGGTGAAAGAAAAACATCTCGTTCTGAATAATAACCTCTTCTTTTTTTAACAATTCTATTACATATGAACGTCTCCGCTGGAGGCATTTAATCACATCCTTTCTACATTGGTATCAAATTATCATTTATACTAGATATAATACTACTTCTATTACCTCTTACCTCTGCTACTATTTCATCAATCGCCCCTTGAACATTTGTAGCATTAAGTTTACTTGTTGCATTATTATAACTTGTTTTCTCTGCTGTTGTTTCTATACTATCTACACTAGTTTTTTTTACCTCATTTAATGCATTAACTATATTTGTTTTATCTGTTGTAGTAAGTAGTGTTGTGTCTCCTACTTTGCTGTTTAACTCTGTTTTAGTTGTATCAATTTTAGTATTAACAGTACCTATTTTAGTTTCTAAGTCCTGTATATCTTTGAGTGTTGCAAAGATTATTGTTGGGTCAATTTTAAGTTCTATATTATTTACATTAGATACAATAAGCACAGTTTTAACCTTCATGTCTACCACTGCACCTTGTTCTATAGAAGGTTTATAACACTCTTTGTATTTAGAAATGGCAATTAAATTATTTTCATCATCTAAATATCCTATTTCTCTTATCATAAACCCGCCTACACTTGATGGTATTAAACTCTCTAATATTATACAATTTGGTGCAGTTTCATCTGTGGTTGTATTTCCGATATTGCCTTCCCATACCACATTTTTGAGAGCTGTCTGACTCTCAGTTGGAGTATATTCACTCCCTCCTCCATCACCAAGTTGAATTTTTACAAATCCCACTTTATTACCTGTGATACTTGCATTTGCTATCTTTGCTTTTCCTACATCTGTAATTATAGTGTAATAACTTTTATCTATAGCCAATATATCACCTCCTAAAATATTGTTATCTCTTGGTATCCAACTCCATTGCCAGTTAATACATCAATTTCTCCATAAGTTTCTATATCTGGTGGACTCCAAGGGTATATAGTTATTTCTTGACCTATTAGGGTTGTTATACCAAAATTCATATAATTGTCTTTACTTACAAGCACTCTAGTGTAATCTAAAGTCATGTTGCAAGGTTTAATACTACTTACAAAAGAATGAACCTCCTCAAACCAATCTTGATTTCTAGCATCACTCTCAAGGTGTATGTTATAAGTAGCATTATTAATAGTTAATTCATAATTGCCTTCTCCAACTACATTATCTAGCCAGTTCCTTAAAAATCTCTCTGAGTAAGGTAATTTACTTATATATTTACTAAAAATCCTAAACCTTCTATCTTCTAAACTCTCATTACTTTTAGGAGTTATAGACATTATCTTTTCCCATCTTTTTATGCCACTTG